CGTTCCGCCGCTTACGAGCGAGGAGTAAACTCCGATGTCCAGCCCTTTCGCGAAGGTGATTTTCTCCTGCGCCGTGTCCGGGCGCAGGCGGCTGAGCGCCTCTTTGAGGGTACGCCGCGCGCTGAACACGTTGTTGTCGGTAGGCAGGGTGTTGTCCCAGCTCCGGATCAGGTCGGGGAAAGAGCCCGACGTGGCCTCCCGCACATAATTCTCGACGGCGGTGATGTTGTCGTTGATGGTCGTCATCGCGCCGGTGCTCGTGGCGTCGCTGATTTCGAGGTCGACCTGCGAAGGGAGGTTGACCTTGCGGGTAATCTTGGTGATTCGGCTGCTGCGATAGCCCGTCTCCGGAAAATATTTGGCACTTTCGAGCCTCACCCGTCTCCCCACATAGAGGTCGATGGCATGGTCTTCGATGTAGACATGGTCGGTCGGCGCCTTGTAACGGCTCACGTCGATGGCGTTCTCCTCGTTATATTGGTCGACGGCCTCCTTGAATTCCTGCTCGGCCAACGGATAGTATTCGTCCGGCATGCGGATATTCCAAAGGATATACTTGTCGCCTGCTTGGGGCGACAAGGTGTCGTTGGGAAGCTGCGTGTCGTCGTCATAGGGCCAGATGGTGATGATCTCGAACTCCCGGGTGTCGCTGTCGTAGTTGACCTCGAAGTAATAGGTGCCGTCGGCTTCTTCTCCGAGCCCGGCCAGTTCCGAACCTTCCTGAAAGGATACCCGTTTGACCTGCCGGGCCAGCTCGTAATCGTTCGGGTCGAAATCGAGGGAGTCGTCTTTAAAATAGAATATCGTAAAGGGGTTGCCCTCCTCGTCCTTCGTCTCTTCCTTCCGCACCGAGCTCACCGTACCGATACGCTTGGGGTAAATGCCGGCGAAAGCCTCGGCTTCGTAGTGGTGCCATACGCCGTACTTGTCGACATTCACATCGACGTGTTTCACGCCGCCGGGCAGTTGCAGACGGGTGTGGCCGTATTTCTCCGGGTCGATGTTTCGGGAGCTGCCCACCGGGTAGAGCCGGGTGTAGAACTTGGCGTTGTCGGCCATGTCGCCGCTCAGCGAGAGCAGCCCCTTGCCGTAGGCCAGCGTCACCTCCTCGCCCTGCTCGCAGCGGCAGATATTGACGGTCTGCCCCTCGACCCACCATTCGGCGCGGTGTCCGACCTTCTCGGCCACCTCTTTGAGCGCCTCGTCGCAATATTTTCCGAAATAGTCGATGACAATGTTGTCGGCGCCTTCCACCGTGCCCACCTTCCAGTCGCCGGTACCCATGCCGTTGTTTATACTTTTCACGATCAGGGCGACATGGTCCCTCGGCGGGGCGGTCAGGGTGAAGACCGGCTCGTCGTCCCCGTCCGTGTCGTTGATGACAAGGAAGCGCTTCACCAGACTCTCGATGCCGTAGAGCTTGATATCGTACTTCCATTCGACCGTCGACACCTGCTCGGGGTGATACCGTTCCATGAGCCAGTACTTCCTGCCCATGAACTCGGCATAGTCGTTGACTTCGAGCGCCACGTGTTCGTAGAGCGTGAACGACAGGCTGAGCGCATTGTCGCCCTGCAACTCCATCTCCTGCGCCGAGTTGTCGTCGCAGGGAACCTGTGTCTTCGCCATGCCGTTGCTGCCGTATATCGTGATCATCTTACTCTTGTTTTAAGGTCGTTTTAATGCTGTTCAATCGTCATTTAAATCGTCGGGTTCGGCTCCCGAAAAGTGACGTAAAAGCGGCTCGCCTGCTTGCCTTCCCGCCAGAGGTAAGTGAGCGGCTCGTAGTCGCTCGCCTCCTTGTAGAAAACGCGAAGGGTCATGTCCAAATCGGGAAACTCGATGTCGAGCCACCCGTCGTTGCCCTGCTTCAACAGGGTGATGAAGGCCTTGTATTGAGCCAGCCATTTCTCCCGGGTGTCGGCATAGAGGGCGAAACAGAGCTTCACGTCCCGGGCTTGATTCCTCACGTCGAGCGAGGCCGAGTACTTCTCGCCGTCCTCCTCCCGTATCTCCACGGCCACATGGGTTTTCGTCTTGGCCGGCGACAGGATCGCCTTCAAGTTGTTGCGGTCGCCCCGCCTTTTCTCGGCCAGAAACACGCCGTACTCCGTCCAGATGTCCGTACCGTTGATGAGCGCTTTCCCGCCCAATATCGCATCCATTGCCATATCCCGTTCTATTTTACCGTTGTTTTTTATTTCATTTTCAGCCCGTCGCGAATCATCTTTTTGATATCGTCCTTGATTTCGCCCAAATACTTGGCGCTGGTGCCGGTATTCTCCTCGATACGCCGCAGGTGGTCGACGGCTGCGCCCATCTGCTCGCTCACGTCCTGCATTCGCTCGTCGATGCTGGCCCAGTGCATCTGGCCGGAGACAAAGAGCCCTTCGAGCTTAGTGCCCTGTTCTTGGCTCATGGCGGCGAACCCGCCCGGTTTCCCGCTCTGTGTCGTTCCGCCGTCGTCCCCGGTATAGCCGGTAGCCTCCGATATGCTGTCGCGGATATGGAGGCCTTTTTTCACAAGTTCCTCCCACTGTTTGTTCAAGTCATCGATTTCCTCGTCGGTCAGCTCTCCATTGGACATGGCCCTTCCGAAGGTGGCGTACCAATCCTCCATATCCGTTTTGAGCCATTCGTCCAGCTTGGTCTTCAACAGGGCGCGCATCAGATACTCGCTCATGTCGTCGGAAAAATCCTCCCAGTCCGACGACATGTCCATCAGCATGTCGATAAAGCTGTCGTACACGCTGTCGAAGGAGACCTGCGTGATACTCTCGTAATAGGCCTGTTCCAACTCCTTCCGCTGTTCGGCGAAAGCGATATAGTCGTCCATATACCGGGCGGCATCCTTGTAGCCCGCATCGGCATAGTCCTTGATTTTCGCATAAAGGTCGGGCGCTTCCCGGGCGACCTTCGCCATCTCCTCGCTCGACAGGTTCCAGAAATTGGCGGCCTCGCCGATCGTCCTTCCGACCACCTCGCTGATGCGCTGCCAATCGTTACCGCTCATGGCATCGTCTATTTTTTTGTTGGAGGACTTTTTGCCGCCTATGCCCCAAAGCCCGTTGCTGTAAGCGGAGGCGCTCCGCCGCATTTGTTCCTGTGTATTAGCCTCCGTTTCGTTCAGACGGGCCATCTGCTTTTCATAGAGTTCCGTGGCTTGTTGGCCGGAAGTACCCTTTATCTCCTCGGTCAACGACTCGATGGCGGCTATCAGAGCTTCGTTCGTCAAGCTCAGGCGCTCCATGTCTTCTTCCAAACGGGGGTCGCTGTCCCCGTTCCCCACCAGTTTGCCCAACCCCCCGAACGATAGAGCGTCGAGGATATTGGCCGCTCCTTTCAACAGGGACTCGCCGATTTGCTGAAAAAGCTCCAACGAAAAGATATTGTCGATAATGCCGCTGACGGCGCCGAGCACGGTGTCTATCAACCCCGCGACGATACCCCCGATACCCTCCGTCGCCAATTCGTCCAAGATGGAGAGTATGGCGGAGATGATGGAGCCGGCCAACGACGAATTGCCCAATCCTTCCGCAAGAGTTTGGGTGACGCTGCTGTCCCCGAAGATTTTCTCGAATCCTTCCGCGAGGGAGCCGCCGAGTTTTTCGGTCAGCTTCCCGCCGTTAAACAGCTTGTCGAGTTGCATGAAGCCTTGCCCTATGCCTTTCAGGTTCCCCGACGAAAGGTTTCTCAGCCCCGATTCTAGGTTGCGGAACATGCCGGCTGCCTGTTCCGAGGACTCCCGGAGGCTGGTAGTGGTGCTCTGCACCTGCGTCCCGAACATCTGCACGTCCCGCGATGCCTTGTCCAGATTCTTCGCGGCCTCTCCCACGTAGAGCTCGGCCGCCTCTATGCTGCGGACATCACCGCTTCCTTCCGCTTCTTTCAGCGTTTGCTTGGCACGGGCCAGCTCTTCGGTCGCCTCGATTTCCCGCTGCTGCGCGGCCATGTAGCCCCGCATGGCGTTTTGATAAGAGACGAGGTCGTCGTTGATTTGCCGGAAAATCTCCCCGTTCCACATCGTCTCCGACTGTTGAAGGGTGGAAATCAAGCCATACAGGGCTTCCATCTCGTCGACGCCGGCGGAGGATTGGAACTCCGGGCTTCGAGCGATCGTTTTCAGCCGGTCGATGGTCGGCTGCACCTGTTCGCGGAACATCACCCCGAAATTGCCGAATACGTTTCCCCAGTCGATTTGCTGCCGGATAGCCGACAGTTCCAGCCGGTTGACGGCCGAGTCCCGTTCTTTTTCGAGCGAGAGCCGTTCGCCCTCCGATTGTGCCCGGCGAATCTTCTCGGCATACTCCTCGGCGATGGCCAGCTTCTGCTGCTGGTAAGAGCCGTACTCTTTTAAGTAGTCGCGCATGGCGACAGCCTCTTCCCGGTAAACCGCCGTGACCTCTTTTTTCCGTGTATCTTCGGCAAGGGTATTAGCTCGGTCAATTTCCTCCTGCTGCCTATCGGTCAGCCCGGCGGCGTTGGTGTCGGTGACGCCCGCCTTTCGGTTCAGCTCGGCCAGTTCCCGCGCCTTCTTTTCGATCTCGGCTTTTTGCCGGTCATAATCGGCGTCTATCCGGGCCAGTTTCTTCTGCGTGCCTTCCTCCTGCAAGTCGAGCCAATCCTGCTGGTTCTGTTGTTCCAGAGCCAGCAACTCGTCATTCAGTTTCTGCCGGGCCTGTTTCCGCTTTTCCTCCTCTGTCTTGGCGGTGTCGTCATCAGTCTCGATGGTCCGGTAATCGGAGAGTCCCGCTTCCTTGAAGATTCTGGTTGCCTCTTTCTGGAACCATTCGACCTCATTCAGGTAATGTTGTTTTTTATTTTCCTCATCTTGCAGGGCTTTGTTAAAGGCTGTCTCTGCCGGATCGCTTCCATATTGGCCGATGTTGTCCCCGCCAAAAAACATGTTGAGCTTTCCGCCGGCGCCCCAGAACGGGCGGTACTCTTCCTTGCCCTTGCTGCGGATTTCGTTCGCTTTCTCGTCGGCTTCTATGGCTTTTTTAATATAGGACTGAGCCTTTGCCTGCATGAACAGGGACTCGACATAGGCATTCCCTTTTTGTATAAGCGTGTCATACCAATCGGTCAGGGACTTGTAAGTGCCGAACGTGTCGCCGTATTTCCGGTTCAACTCATCGACCTTGTTCTTCTCCTGCTCTTTCGTGCCGATAAAGTCTCTCAACTCGCGGAGGGTGTTGTCCAGCTCGGCACGGGTGCGTATGGAAACGGCATGTCCTTCTTTCTCTACCTCGTTTTTCTCCTGCAGGGCTTTTTTCAAGGCGTCGACTCCGTCTTTGGCGCTGAACAGCCCTTTTACCCAGCCTACCAGTTCGTCGCCGTACATGACCAGCAG